AGCGGACAGAAAACGGTCACGGCTCTTTGAGGCATTGGAATCCGTCAGCACCAGGGCGGAGCGTAAGAAGCAGATAGACATCGCACTTCGCTATTGGACACGGCAGTTTGAGCAGACAGCGGACGATATCGTGGAGCGGATCCTCATCGAGGTGTATCAGCGGAATGGCGTGAAGTACGTTGTGTGGTGCACCGCTCTGGATGCCAGGGTCTGCGGAGAATGTGCGCCAAGGGAGGGTAAGATATATCCGTTGGATAAGGTGACGGGTCCTCCCCTGCATTACAACTGCCGGTGCTTCCTCTGGCCGGTAAGAACGAAGACAGACAACAAATAATAAGCGATATTGTATATACAATGTGAGTTGTAAATAGTCGGGAATAATGCTATAATATTGGGAGAAAAGGAACTACGGTTCCGGCATATCTAAAACTCAGAGAAGAGTATAACCGCAGAAGTCAGGGAAGACTATAATCGCGACATGGTGTCAGGGAAGACACTCAAATCAAACGCATTTATTCCCCCAGTGAATCGTCAGGGAAGACGTTAAAACGCAGGAGAGAACTGAATATGGCGAAGATTGACTTAGGTTCTATTGAAGGCTATGAGACACTCAGTGTGGAAGAAAAACTCGCTGCGCTTGAAGCGTATGAGTATGATGATCATTCCACAGAAGTTGCGGACCTTGATAAGTACAAGGACGCAGTTACCAAGGCGAATCATGAGGCGGCAGAACTGAAAAAGCAGTTGAAGGCTGCGCAGGAACAGCAGAAGACTGGCAACAGCAAGGCGGACAGCACCATCGCTGAGTTGCAGAAGCAGGTCGCTGAACTGACCCGGCAGAACACGATTGCTTCTTATACCGCGCAGTTCACTGCACTCGGATATGACACTGAACTGGCGCAGGCGACTGCGATTGCGACCGCGGACGGAGATGTGGCTACGGTCTTCGAGAATCAGAGGAAGTTCCTCGAAGCTCACGACAAGTCGATCAAAGCCGAGATATTCAAGGCTACTCCGAAGCCCGGACAGGGCGGGACCGGCAAACAGGCTCCGGCGATGACGCTGGAAAAATTCAGGAAACTTCCGATGGCTGAACGAATGGCATATGCCAATGAGTTCCCGGAGGAATACCAGAAACTCTATCAGAATCAGAAATAACTACGGAGGAAATAGACTATGCCTTTTACACCGTCTAAGACTACTTCTCTTACCGGAGTTGATACCCTCAACCAGGGTTTTATCTCCAACGAGATCGAAGACACGTATCTTTCCCATCTGGATCTGAACGGCTTCTGCACCGTTGACAACTCCCTTCAGGGCGTTGCCGGTGATCGCAGGACCATCTACAAGTACACGCCGTCCGGCACTGCGGTTGATGTCGCAGAAGGTGTCGGTAACACGGCTTCCATCGCTGTCGGCCTGACCGGTGCAGAGTATGTCATCAAGTGCATCCAGGACTGGTTCCAGTACAGCGACGAGGCGATGATGCGTGACCCGGTCGCCGTCCAGGCTGGCATCCAGCACATGGGCATCGCTCTGTTCAATAAGGTCAACGCTGACATCTATGCGGAGATGGCCAATGCTACGCTCGGAAACGCCACTGCGGTCACGTTCTCCTTCGACGCGATGGTTGATGCGGTGTCTGCTCTGAGCATCAAGGACGCTGCCGGCGAGACTGCTCTGGATGCACAGCAGAGGTTTGTTCCGACGGTCTGGGCGATCGCGGGCAAGGACGAAGTCGGTAAGATCCGCAAGGCTTGCAAGGACCAGCTTGAGTACGTGCCGGAGCATGCATGGACTCCCGGATACATCGGCGAGGTCGCCGGCGTGACCGTGTATTACAAGCAGAATGCGACCGCCAACACCATCTATGTCGGCACGAACAAGGCTGTCACAGTTTTCAACAAGACCGGCGTACAGACCGAAATCGCGGCAAGGGCAGGCGGAGCGACCGGTGCGGCGAATACGCGCATGAACGACATCTTCGCGCGGAAGTATTACATCGCCGCCCTGACGGATGCGACGCAGATCTACAAGCTGACGATTTCGTAAGGTGTGACCATAGGAGGGCATTGAGATGACGGATAGTGAGAAGCTCACGATGCTTAAAGCCTTGATCGGCGAGACGAGTCTGTCGGACAGTGCCCTCTATGTCTATCTGGACATTGCCGCAGACGAGGTGCTGAGACGGTGCTATCCGTACGCTGCCGATACGCAGGCTTACGATGTGCCTGACAGGTATGCGACCATCCAGGTGAGGCTTGCGCGGAACGAGGTGCTGAAGCGCGGGGCCGAAGGGCAGTCCTCGTTTACCGACAATGGTGTGACAAGGGTGTATGAGTCGGACAACGTGCTTCTGAACCGCATCGTGCCGTTTGCCCATGTGCCGGGGGTGGTAGCAGATGAGACTTCTTGACAGGGATAAGAGGACATTCTGGTACGCCAATTATACCGGCGGGTCGATGGTCTACGATGCAAGCGGCCTTCCTAACGGTGAGCGCACTCCTCTGTACGATGAGCCGGAGAAAGCGGAAGGCACGTTCTCCATGCCGACGGGGGCGGCGACTCCCAGGGCCTTCGGGACTTACATCGACTACGACTATGAGATTCACATGGATGGCCCCTCTTGTCCGTTTGACGAGAACGCGGCTATCTGGATCAACCGTAGCACCGATGAGGATCCCGACTTTCGCGCCGTGAAGATCGCGACTCTTCCGTCCTATGTGGCTGTCGCCGTAAGGGAACTGAGGTGATGACATGGCTGTTGGAGTCGCCATCAAGGGCACGGATAAGGTACTGGACAGACTGAAGCGCACGGTTGAGCGCATCGAGAAGGAAGTCCCGAATCGTGTCGAGGCAGTTGTCAATAACGCTGCCAGTTCCGCACAGAGCGAGTACAATGCGGCTCCGTATGACGGCGTGAAGGATATCACGGTAAGGAGCGAAAAGACCGGCGAGAAAACATGGTCGGTCATCGCTGAAGGAACGACGCTCCTGTTTGTGGAGTTCGGGACGGGTTATCACTATCCGTCAGATAATCCGCTTCAGCATCCGAAGGCCGGTGGACCTGCATCGTGGTCGGCAAGCGCGGAAGGCAAAGGTTTCCTCGTTGGATGGAAGTTTATCCGTTTCCGTGGCTTCTGGCCCATCAAAAAGGGCGATAAGGTTGTCTGGGTCGATGGTAACCCGTCGGCGAATGTCATGTACCACCAAACGAAGTACATCCGCGAGTTGGGGATCAATTTTATCCGGGGTGCATTCAAATGATCAACATAGAATCGAAGGTCTTCAAAATCGTATATGATGCGGTTCAGGCATATGACCCGACCATCTATGTGACATCGGAGAACGCGATCGCTCCGACATCGTTCCCCTGTGTGTACTTCGAACAGATAGACTTCTACAACCCCATGCAGTTCCACACATCTTCACACAAGGAACTGTATGCGGCCTTTGCGTATAACGTAGAGGTTTACTCCAATAAGCCAAGCGGCAAACGCTTGGAAGTACAAACCATCTTTGCGGTCATCGATGATGCGCTCCGTGCCGCCGGACTTCGGCGAACGACAGCGAACTACGTTGACCTGACCGATAACAGAAACTCATCTGTATCTAACCGTAACCAGTCCATCATTCGCCTGCTCGGACGGTATGAGTGTCTTGCTGACGAGGGTGGAAACATCTACTCACGGAGGTAATCATTATGGCTTCCTTAACTGCTGGAACCTTTCTGATGATCGGTACGGAAGCTTCCGGGACCGTCACCTATGCGAAACTCGTTGACATCACGGAGTATCCCGACATCGGGTCTTCCGTTGATTCTCAGGATGTAACGACTCTGTCGGATGCCTGCCATAAGTACATCGATGCACTGCCGGATCCGGGCGGAAGCATGGAGTTCCCCGGCTGGCTCAATGAGACTGATTATGATGCCGTCATGGCGATTGCCGGACAGGAGAAGCATTTCTGCATCGCGTTCGGCGGTTCCGCATCCAGTGCTGATGCGTCCATCATGGAGCCGGACAACATCTCGCTCAACACTCAGAGCGGTGAGATGACTATCACCGCGAAGACCGGAGCGACTGCGGTTTCCACGTTCCTCGCTGTCCGCTTCAAGGGCAAGATGCGGGTGCGTCTGACCGGCGCAGGAACCGATGCGGCTCGTCCGGTCACTTATACGGTCACCCCGACCACCGGCTTCACCGACGATTCCGGCAATATGCTGTGATGTCGGTTTGCCGACAAATTAAGTAATCAAGGGCCTCCCATAGAGATATGCGGAGGCTCAGATTGTATTAATGCATCAATCAACAGGAAATGAGGGAGAGAGAACACTATGGCGAAGACTATCACTCTTACGTACAACAAGAAGGCATACACTCTGGCTTTCACCCGTGCGACTGTCATGCGTATGGAGCAGAGCGGATTTAATGTGCAGGCGATTGACTCTCAGCCTGCGACGATGATCGTGATGCTGTTTCGTGGCGCGTTCCTTGCGAATCATCCGCAGACCACGAACACCGTCATCGACCGCATCTGGGACGGCCTGCCGGATAAGCAGAAACTCGTCGAGGTCCTCGCTGAGATGTATACTGAGCCGCTCGACGCTCTGATGGCAGATGCCCCCGACAAGAAGGGGGAAATCCTCTGGGCGATGAACGAGTAAGCAGTTCCTTGCCCGATAAGAAGGACGATGAGCCGGAAAAGCCATTGTCCTTCACTCAGATATTCCGCGACCAGTTCCCTTACTACATCCATTTAGGCATGACTTATCAGGAGTACTGGGAGATGGATTGTGAACTGGTCAAGGCATATCGCAAGGCTTACGAATACAAGCAGGAGTATGACAATTCGCAGGCGTGGTTGCAGGGCTTGTACATCTATGCGGCGGTCAATGCGCTCCGTCCCGGATTCGTTTTCTACGGCAAGAAGGCTCCGAAACCTGAGAAGTATCTGGAGCATCCGTTTGCTGTAACTCAGGACGAGCAGATACGGCGGCGGGCAGAGAAGACGAAGCAGATGGCAGAGCAGTTTAAGGCTGAATTCCACAGACGGAACCAACAATGGTCGAAGTCTGAGGAGGATAAGTAGTCATGGCAGATGCACCGAATGAAAAAATTCAAATAGATATAGTTGTCAATGACAACGATGCGAAGACGAAACTTGCGGGTGTTACGCAGAGTGTTACTGCGCTCTCGCAGGCTGCCGGCGGCGGCAACTTCGGAAATCTGAAGGGCATTGCTGACGGGCTGAAGGCCATAACGGACTCCACGAAAAACCTTACTGCCGCATCTAATCGGATTCAGGCGATGTCTTCGTCCGTTGGCAGCTTGATGTCTTCGTTTAAGTCCGCTGGCGGTTTCAGTGCCGGCGATTTTACAAAATTTACCAAGGCTGTCAGCGGTATGTCTAAGGGCATGAGCGGCGTTGATACGAAGGTGTTCACCGCTGTCGGGAGGTTCGCGCAGGGCCTCAAGTCGCTGACAAATCTGGCAAAAGACCCTGCACTCGCCCAGAACCTTGCCAACATCGCCCAGAACGTGGCGAAGTTCGCGCAGCAGTTGTCGGCATCTATTTCTGACGAGGTGCTGAGTCGTATCGAGCGGCTCGGTAATGCGCTTGCCGGGATCAGCAGCGCGAAGGGTTTCTCTGCCGGTGGCGCAGGCGGCATCAAGGGCCTTGGGAAGGGTGCTGAAGTCGTTATCGGTACTTTCAAGACGCTTGGCAAGGAAATCAAGACTGCCACGAAACTCGGCATGAAGTTGGCGCAGTTGCCCATCAGGACGCTCATCACGCCGATGAAGGGTGTCGGGAATGCCGTGAAGAGCATCGGCGACCGTTTTACTGGCCTGCTCCAGAAGATAGGCCGTGTCGCCATGACACGGGCCATCCGCGCGCTTGTCAAGGCGATTGCGTCTGCGTTCAAGGAAGGGACGAAGGCCGTCTACGAGTGGGCTGCTACGACCGGGAACTCTTTCCAGAAGACGATGGACTCCATCGCGACTTCATTCACGTATTTGCGGAACAGCATCGGCGCGATGGTGTCTCCGCTGTTAGATGCGGTCGCTCCGGCAATCGACTATATCATTGATCGGTGTGTGGATGTCCTGAATGTCTTCAATCAGCTCATCGCGACTCTGACTGGGGCGACCACCTGGAGGAAAGCTGAGAAGGTCGCCACTTCCTACGGTGATGCGGCGAGTAATGCCGCAAGCGGAACGAACGATGCCAACAAAGCGGCGAAAGAACTGAGACGGACGCTCCTCGGATTTGACGAGATTAATCGTCTGGATGCTCCTGACACTTCGTCGGGTTCCGGCAGTTCCGGCGGCGGGTCCGGGAGCGGCAAGAGCGGCTCTACCGGGCTTGAGTTCTCCGAACAGCAGATTACATCGTCTGTGCGGAACATGGCAGACAAACTGAAGGAAGCATGGGCGAATGCGGACTTTACTTCTATCGGTTCTGCCATCGGGCTGAAAATCGGCACTGCGCTTCAGAATGTACCGTGGGGAGAGAAGATTCGGCCTGCCGTCGAGAGACTCGCTAAGTCCTTCGGGACCTTCCTTAACGGGCTTCTCGATTATAACAGCGAAGGCGGCAAAGCACTGTGGGACGGCATCGCAGTGACCGTCTATGAGAGCCTCAACACTGCAATCCTTGGATACGTTACCTTCTTCAAAACGGTTAACTGGAAGGGTATCGGAGAGGGCATCGGAGCTGCCCTCAAAAAGGTCATCGAAAACATCAACTGGGACGGACTTGCGGATGCTTTTGCCGCCTTCCCGAATGCCGTCATCATGGCAGCCCAGGGCCTCATGAAGCAGATGACCCCGCAGGACTTCTATGATGCCGGAAGCAAGGTCGGTGAATGCATCTCCAAGGCCATCATGAGGATCAAGTGGAAGGAACTCTTCGATGACATCACCGGCATGGGAGAGCGGCTTCTCAACGCGCTGAACGGTGCGCTTGAGGCTTTTGACTGGACTGGCATACGGAACGGCATCCTTGCCGGAATCAAGGCAGTACCCCCTGAGAGATGGAAAAACCTCGGTTCACAGATAGGCAGGGCAATCGTCAACCTTGGGGACTTCCTTGCGCAGCTTGTCAGCACGATCGTGACACTGATTAAGGGGGCTGACTGGGAAGGCATTATCAAGGGCATCTGGGACGGCATCAATCAGAAGGTCACTGAGAAGTACGGCGGATGGGCCGGAGCAGCGGGGAAACTTGCAGGATGGATTGGCGATAATCTGGATGTCTTGTCGATCGCTTTCAATTTTGCTCTTGGCGCAACTGTGCTCAAGTTTACTGCATCTGCGATAAAAACGGCGATTCTTAGCAGTTCGTTGCTGAGTTCGACGGGGACGCTCGGCGGTTTCCTTGGCGGACTTCCTGTGATGCTATCGCTTGGAGTTAGTCTTGCAGGCCTTGCGTACCTGAAGAACAAATGGGGAACGAAAGGGCTTTTGCAGGGGCTTGGTGCTGGTATTGCCGGGGCAATAATTGGTTTTACGTTCCTTGGCCCTGTGGGTGCTGCGCTTGGATTCGCGGTCGGAGTCGTATTGACCTTGGCAATCAAGAGCATTGCTTATGACTGGACACACGCCACTCAGGAGCATGCCGCAGCCGCACTTGCCGGGAATCCGATTGACCCGCATGATACTGAACTGTTTTTCGACCCGTATGAAGGGATGCCAGACAGTTGGAAGAACGGCGAGAACAGTACGACGCGTGGGATGGGCGGCAACAACACGAAAAACCGTCCGCATCAGAGAGTTGCCACACAGGGGACGGGAACGGCTGCTGTCCAGAAAGGGCAGATGATATCCCTCACCGGCGAAGTAACGAACATCAAGTACAACAAACTGTCAAACACGCAGAAGACCCTTTTCGGGATGTTTGGCTCCATTGGATCTGTCATCCAGAAGAAACTGAACCTGAAGAAGAACCCGGTCACCGGGCTTATCGGATGGATTCAGACAGCGCAGGACAAGATTAAGAAGAAGGGTCTTGCCGGGTTCATCGCGGAGCTGACGCAGAAGGATGACTCCAAGATGCCGAAGATCATCCAGGGCATGACCGCGCTCTTCAAGGGGCATAAGAAGGGCACGACTTGGAGCGACATCGTTGAAGGCCTGACGGCGAAATTCAGGAAGTCGGATTCCAGCGGGATCAGCACTGTCAGCGGTTTGACGGCAGAGTTTACCGGTAAAAAGGTTTCGTTCGACAAACTGATCAGCGGCATGACTGCTGGACTGTCGAGCAAGAAAATCACATTTGACACGCTTATTTCTAGCATGACAGCCGGGATCACGAAGAAAGACACTTCCAAGGCGCCAAAGTCCTTCTGGACGATTGAAGGATTTACGGCAACCATAAACAAAGTAAAGGATGCCGCCGGTAAGATCATGAAGCTGGTCTTCGGCGCAAACGGCGGTATATACAAGAACGGCTCCTGGCACAATATCCAGAATTACGCATCCGGCGGTTATCCGTCGAGCGGGCAGATGTTCATCGCCCGTGAGCGGGGTCCCGAACTTGTCGGTACGTTGGCAGGCTCCACTGCGGTCATGAATAACGACCAGATTGTAGCATCGGTCAGTGCCGGCGTCGCAAGAGCGGTCGCCGCCACACTGGCAAACGGCAATCAGAATCCGACCATCGAACTGACGATCATGGCAGACAGCGAAGTCATTTATCGGACGGTCCGCAAGGGCGAGAAGAAGGCAAATGGCAGATACGCTACGGCAGTAGCACTGGGGTGAGAACCATGGCAGGATACGATACTTCGGGTGTCAGCAGGACACTTATCAAGGTAGCGACAACTAAGGCGGGTCTGGATGCGACACCAGCGCCGTACATTCCGGACCCGTCCTCATTCCAGTGGGGCCTGCAAAGTGTGTCTAACAGCGATGCCGGCCGGGATCAGAACGGCAAGATGCATGTCAACTGGGTCAAGAGTGATCCGGACGAGACGCAGAAACGCAAGCTGGAACTGGCATGGAACGGTGTTGATTTCGCCACGACAGCAGAAATCTTGCAGGCCTTCAACCATGAGACATTCTGGGTGGAGTACTGGGACGCCTTGGAGAACAGGGCCTTGCAGAAGAAGTTCTATGTTGGTGACCGTACTGCTCCGGTGAACTCTTACTCTGACGGTCAGAGATGGTACACGACAGTTGCATTCAACATCATCGAGGTGTGACATGATTGATTTCGGCGGCGTGACAAAAATAGATGACGTCTCTCTGGTCTTCGGGCTTGCCAGTGGGACCACCATCACCGTTGATGCGGAACATATCGCGTTAAACGGTATCGTCTTCGACTCCGCGACATCCGTTGACGGGCAGTTTTCCATTGGCAGTGCGGTCACGGGGAAACTGTCCCTTATTCTCCTGAATGATGATGACTCCCTCTCGTCCTATGATTTCCGTGATGCGACCGTCACGGTCTTCTTTACGATGGAGGGAGCGGCAGACCCCACTCAGATGGGGCTTTACATTGTCAATGAGTTTAGGTATGACGGCTCCAACATCTCTCTGACGGCATACGACTATATGTCACGGTTCGATTATCCGTGTACCTTCTTGAATGGGAAGACCGTGACGGTTTCCTTCCCGATGACGCTTCGGGAACTGGTCGTTCTGGCGGGACAGATCTGCGATGTGTCGCTCCTCAATAGCTCCACTCCGTTCCCGAATGCATCCTATACCGTTGATCAGAAGCCTCAGGGATGGGATACGATGACATGGCATGATGTCATCGGGTTCTGTGCCCAGATCGCAGGCGTATATGCCAAGATGGATCGATACGCAAATCTGATGTTCGGGTGGTATGAGATCCCGGACGCAGAAGATGCGACGCAGAACACGATGGACTACCACACGCTGGAAGAGAACTACGCTCTGTCAGTGGATGTCAGCGATGTGACCATCACCGGCCTTCAGGTTGTGCTGGAGCCTTCGAACAATATCAACGCTGACGAAAACACCACGACCTATACGACCGCCATATATGGATCTGATGGATACACCGTCACGATTTTGGATAATCCGCTCATCCAGACGAAGGCGCAGGCAGACAGCGTGAAGGACTATCTCGGAGCGAGGATAGTCGGCATGACTTTCCGTCCGCTGAATGGCACGATGGTGGAGGATCCGTCCATCGAGGCGGGGGACACGGCACTGGTCAGCGGAGTCGGTGACAAGGTGTATCAGTGCTTTATCAGCCGCGTGACATACACGACACACGCATCGACAATCATCGCCTGTGATGCCGAAGGCATGAAGTCTGCCCTGTCGAAGCGATTCTCCAGGTCCGCAAAGATAAGCAGTGCTGTCGATCAGGTCCGCAGGGAGGTGGACAGCGTTGCTACGCTTGCCGGGAACACCACGCAGTATTTCTGGTTCACCGAAACCGGAAATGACACTGGTGCGCATATCACTAGGATTCCGCAGGAGGACTTTGTGGATAATCCCAGTATGGGGAATCTTCTGGCAAGAGACAATGGCATTGCCATCCGCAACGGCATGACCGAATATGCAACGTTCGACGTTGACGGGGTTACGTTGAAGGATGGAAACGGTATACAGACAGCCCATTTTGGGAACGATGCCGTTATTGGATATCTGGATGAGTCTCACGTAACAATGACGGACGAGGCCTTCAGAATCTTCAACGATTCGCAAGTCGAATGTTTCAAGGTGTCATCTAGCGGGAGTAGTGTCGCTGTTCCGGTGTATATGGAAGATTCATTCCCCGGAGAATGGTATGGTTATGATCGAATTCTCCCGCTGACTTGGCATATAGACGGTTTTGCTTCTCTAGATAAGCAGTGGAAATCATTTGATATATACCTTATTCTTCTTGAGGCATATACAAGAACATCGCCGTCAGATACGGACTATAAGTGGACCATTGTTGTTGGTAATGGGGAGTGGGATGACGATATACTTTCCCCCGGCGTGAATATGGCGGTTGAATATACGCTTATCCCCGAGGTCACCAAAACAGTCACCTTACTTCATAATGGCTATACATATACGATAACAATGCTGGCGGCATCTGGCAGCGAATCATATTCACTTACTATAACCGTGAGCGCGGTTGATGGCGACGGCAACCCAATGCCACCATATGATTCGACATATCTGCATGATTTGCTTTTTGCCCCCAAAGGAAGGACATATTACGATATGCTCCCGGCCCCGACCTATCAGATAGGCTCCCTTTCCGCAGGAGGCGAGGTGGGCGCGTACTCTGCCGGTATCGGCTACGATGTCAATCCGTCCGGCGACTATTCGGCGGCAATCGGTCAGGGCGTAACTGCTGCATCGAATAATCAGATTGCGATTGGCAAGTACAACAACAATGATAGCGGCAACATCTTCGAAATTGGGAACGGCACAAGCGGTTCGCCGTCCAACGCTCTGACAGTCAGTGAGACCGGATCGCTCGGCATCGGGAACCCCGGCGGGACATTTAAGGTTACGGAACACACGGTCAGCACTGGGTCGGTCGCGGCCAACGGCTATCACGCAGATACCGCGACCGTGACTTATGCGGGATACTACCCGCTTGGCGTGGTCGGGTATAACTGCACAAGCCGATACCTGTGCCCGACCAGGTTTTACATCTCTGGCGCGGCAGTTGGGTCGGGGACGCTAAACTACATGGTCTATAACCCGACATCTAACGCGCGAACAGCGACATGCACCATGCGAGTGCTGTGGGTCAAGGCGACCTGATAGGAGGTAAAATTATGGACACACTAAAAAACATCTCATTCACCCATCGTTACTGGATCATCCTTCTGCCGCTGGTCCTTATGGCTGCGGACATCGTCACCGGTTGGATTCAAGCGACCATCAACGGCACTTGGGATTCAACCAAGATGCGGGTCGGCCTGTTTCGGAAGAGCGGCGAACTGCTGGTCATCGTGGTGGCTTATGTCATCGCGGAAGCGGTCAGTCTGCCGTTCGATGTCCCCGCATTCATTGCGGCTTATATCGTTGTGATGGAAGTCCTCAGCGTATGCGAGAATCTGGATCAGGCGGGGCTTCCCGTGCCGGGATGGATCACGCGCAGGCTGAAGAAGGTCGCGAAAGACCTGACAGAAAATGACCCGACGGACGAAGACCCGGACGCGAAGTACTGGGACGATGATGATGAGGTGTGAAGATGAGGACACAGGAAGTTAAGGGCCGCGGGCCGATAGATTTGGGCTATCGCGGCGAGAACGGTGCGCTTCAGGTGCTGTTCACGATTGACGATGATTGGGCGGGTGACATCGTCCTGCGCGCGGTGCGGAACGGCGAGAGCGATGTCTATGAGCCTTCGGGGTTTGTTGTTGCGGACGGCGTGGGCACGTGGACAGTCAGCAGTGTTGACACGGGCATTGTTGGTCGCGGCGAAGTTCAGCTTTGCGATATCGAGGACGGGGTCATCGCGAAGAGCCGGGTATACTCGACCTATGTTCACGCATCGGTGGATGATGGCACCGTTGTGCCTGAGCCTGAAAAGAGCCTGATAGAGGCGGTGTTGGAGCAAACAAGCCAGTACCGGGACGATGCGGCGGCAAGCGCGCAGGCGGCGGCAGAAGCGGCGCAGGGCGTGGAGCAGTACGCAGATACGGCTAGTCAGGCGGCAGAGAGTGCCAGTGAGAGTGCGCGTTCGGCGGCGGCATCGGCAGAGGGCGCGGCGAGTGCTGAGGATTCGGCAAGCGAGTATGCGGCACAGGTGGCGGCGGCAGTAAGCACGGCAACTGCGGCGGCAGAGACCGCTACGGCGGCAAGTGGGTCTGCATCCCAGAGCGCAACGGCTGCTAGTACATCTGCGGCAAGTGCGTCCCAGAGTGCGACTAATGCGGCGGGGTCTGCTCAGTCGGCTACGGCATCGGCTACAGCGGCGCAGGGGTCTGCGACTCAGGCAGGGCAGAGCGCAACACAGGCAGGACAGTCTGCGACCGATGCGGCGGCATCTGCTACATCTGCCAGCGGGTCGGCTACGGATGCGGCAGTATCTGCGGAAGATGCGGAAGCGAGCGCAGAGGCGGCGGCTCAGAGCGCGCAGAGCGTGGCGGACAGCGCGGCACAGATCGAAACCAATACGCAGGATATAACTGCTTTAAAGGAAGATTTTGACTCGTTAGAGAATTTGCTCACAGAAGAAGAAACCCTTACTATAGATAAAACATCTACATGGTCAGTAGGTTTAAGACATCCGAACGGTAATGTTACTCCGTCTTACACATCATATCGATATAATGACCCTATTACAGTGAAAGCAGGGGATGTTGTCAAGCTGAGAAAGTCTGATGACTCAAGCGAGATTGCGAAAGTTGCAAGAATCTGTGCGTATGTTGACGGTGTTGCAGTTGCATCTAAGGGCGAAGCGGACGATTTTACAATGCCGTGGACAGTGCCTGAAGGTGTAACAGGGGTGTCAATGACAATAAGTGCGGCGTATTTCGCAGATGGAAATCCGTTTTACAGAATCGACACAACACAGACCAAAGCAAAGCCAAATACCATTATGGAAGTTGTCACTCAGACGGAACAAATCACAACTGTGCAAAAAGAAGTTGTCGAAACACAGATTGAGGTTGTAAGCAGTGCCAGAAACGCCGCAAATAATGGTGTTCTTCCGTCTAATGATGGG